TTGGGACAGGCTAATCAGAAAAAGTTATCACAGAAGCAGATGGTAGAGGCGGCTCCCCGATGCGTCTACTGCAATCGGAAGCCCACGACGGTAGAGCATATGCCTCCACGGATGCTTTTCGACGGCAGACTAAGGCCATCTGGTTTGGTATTCCCTGCTTGCTCAGAGTGTAATAACAAAACGAAAGGTGCCGACGTCGCCGCTGCATTTCTTTCTCGTATAGATAAAACTGGCCCGGCGGATTTTTGGAATTCGCAGGCTGGGATGAACTTGTTAGCAACATTCAGGAGGGACTCGCCCTTCGCGTACGAAGAATTTATGCGGCTTCCAAAGCGCAACGTCCTGCTCAAAAATGACGCTGGAATTCTACTTAGAAGCGTTGAAATGAGGGCGAACGGGCCAAATCTGAGAAATCATATGAATGCCTTCTCGGCCAAGATTGCCATGGCACTGTTTCACGAACATACGGGAACGGCCCTGCCGGATGAAGGGATAGTTCAGGCGGCTTGGTACACAAACCACGGATTGTCCGACGAACACGCCGAAGCGATGCTCAAGATTTTGCCCATCCAAGGTGAACTGAAGCAGGGTCGATTTTCTGTTTGGGATCAGTTCGCGTATCGATACAATACGGACAACAAGACGATAACGGCCGGACTAGTTGGCCTTCACAGCAACCTGCATATTTTCTTTTTCGCCTCAAGCACACCAGAGGCTCACGGCCTGCCGGTCAGAGGCGTGCTTGATCCCGTGACAGGTTTCGTAGCGCATCCAGGGTCGATACCGGACATGCTAAAGCCGGCATTTCCTGCAACCTGAGCAATCATTGCTTCAACTAGAAGTAACGCCCGGATAGCGCATTTTTTATCCGTGCACTAACTGTGCACATCCGTGCGTTCACACCTGCACAGCTCTACCCGGTTGGTGCACGTTTAGGGGTATATATATTTTTAAATATATACCCTACTCGTGCAACCGTGCAGGGCGGTGTGCTGGCTGCACGGTTCTTGAGGTTTTTTATTCGGGCAACGTGCACCGGGCAAAGGGGCGTTCCGGATACAACCTGCCTTTTGGCAGGAACTCGAATCAGGGTGGTCGCATTTGCGGGTCAGAAGAAGGGCGCAATGCCAGACAACGAAACGCAGCCATACACCGTCGAGCAACTGCAACAGGAATATTCGGTCAGCCTGCCGAAGGCTGTTGAGGTCATGGACCGGTTCGGTGGAGACCGAAGGACGATCAAGAAGTTGATGAAGCGATGTCCGCATCGCGGCGACGAGCACTAGACCAAAGGGCCGGCATTTAGCCGGTCTTTTCTTTTGGCCAAAAAATTTCTCAAAATCGACTACCCGTTTTCGGCCCGTTCTCGGAAAGTATGTGTGTCGCCACCACGACGCCGCGCCACGAGGAGACCGCCATGCCCAAAGCCACCAGCCAAACCACCCGCATCAACGGCAAGCGTGTCGTCATCCGCACTTCGCCCAAAGGCAAGGTCACCGTTGCAGATGCCCCGATCAAGGAAAGCGAAGGGCAGGCGGCCCAGGTGCGCGCCTTGCGGTCTCTGCCGGAGTTCGGCCGCCAGTTCCTGCTTGCTGGCGACATGAACAGCGCAAAGCGCGGTCCGCGTGCCCAGGCCGACGCAATCGCAACCGGCATGACGCCGGGTGAGGCTGACTTGCGGATCTACCTCAAGGGTGGCCAGCTGCGGATGATCGAGAACAAGGTGGGCAAGGGCAGGCTGTCTACGGCACAGGTCGAGCGTCACGCGTCACTGGCGCGGCTCGGGCATCCAGTGGAGGTGGTGCGGTTCACATCCACGGCAGAGGCGGCCAGCAAAGCCGTGGCACTGGTCAGAGGATGGCTGGCCGATAACGACAACACCAAGTAGCGAGAGGAGGGAGAATGAACCCATTACTGCACAGGGTAGCGCGCGGCAAGCGGGAGCGCCTTGATGAATACTGCACCCGCGTCATTGCGCATCATTGTAAGTCAGACATACCAGGGGCGCGGGAGGACATGATTGGCGAGGTTCTTGAATACCATCGCGACTGCATCACCGACTACGTCGAGCAAAAGGAACGCGAAACGGCAGCAAGTGCCAGTCGCCATTTGGAGGCGAGGCTCGCAGCAGCACTTGCGGATCTCGAAAAATATAAGGGCGCTTACCTTTCCCTGAAGGCCAATGCGCCTACCTCGATACCGCTGCGCGAGGCGGAGGAAGGATGCCTCAAGTCTTTCAATCTGGCCCGCGAGAAGGCGGCCATGCTGATGGAAGACGAGGGCGGTCAACCAACCAACCAAAGCGAAGCGATTAGATCAATCCCGGATCCCAAGCCACGATGGAGCAAGCGATGAAAACAGCCAAAGTGAATGTCGTTCTAAGCGCGACCACAGGCCGTCCGGTGGAGAGTATCGGACAAATGATCAGGGATGCAAAGCCGATCGTTGAGGCTCGGAAAAAAGCGGAGGCGAAGGCAATGAAAATTCAGACGAGCCGGATCGGGAAGCGACAATCGAAGGGTGAGGGATGGAACGGCGCCGCTAACGATAATGTTTCGATGCCAGCAATCCGCTGGCTGCTTACGCAGAAAAAGGACGAGATGCTGAAACCGCTGTTGGCCTACATCCGGCTGGACCGGGAAGCCAACAGCGGGGCCGAATTGATTGGAAACACGTACACGACCCAAGATCTTCTGCAGGTAGACCAGAATACGTGGATTGATCCAAGAACAGGCGACCTGAAATACAAGGGTGAGCGCAGGCTTACAGGGATCGATTTCACCGGTCGCGAGCACGCAGGAAAATCGAAGGCCGATCCGCTACAGATCAAGAAGACGCCGGCCTCGGTCCCGAAGCCGTTTATGGGTGACAAAGCGGTGATTGAGCGAATGGATGCAAAGCCGAAGCTAGAGCGTCTTAGGCTGGCGCTCGGACCGCTGCTAGAACCCTTCGAGGAATTGGCGCTCTACGGCAAAAAACTCGAGGCCGTCGGCTGGACTGCGGGCGCGTCAAACGAGCGGGCTGCAATGTCGGTGGGCGGATCGATTCTGCTGATGGGGCTTTCGTGTGTGGCGGGAGAACTGATGGCGATGAAGCGGTCGGAAAGGATAGCCGCTTAGCTGTACAGCAAAATTCAGCGCGAACCGGTATATATGTAGGGTTCTTTAAAAGGCCGCCTCGGCGGCCTTATTCTTTTGGTCGCCCCAGCCTTAGGTTATCCAGGCGAAGGACGTGCGACCGACCCGGCTCAGGCCGGGCAACTATACTGAATTGATATCAGCGTCGGACGCGGGCAAAGCGGCACCTTCAACTTTGTTCAGGCGCTTGTCGTGGGAGTTTACCTGATCGACGAGCAGTGCAAATGCTTGGCCTTCACTTGCTCCTCTCCACCAATCGACAAGAGCGATAGCGAACAGAAGCAGAGTCGAGACGATGGACGCGATAACTGCCAGTTCGGACCAAGGTTCGGGAATGTTTGTTAGTGGCAGAACTTGAGATGCAAGCAACAGCACAAGCGTTGGAAGCATTAGCGTTTTTCGCCACATGTAATGCGATTTCAGATCGTTTATATCTCGTTTTGGCATGATTACGTTTGGGCTCCAATGGTTTCTGCCGCTGCGTAGCGCCAACACGTTTAAGCTCAGGTATTAATTTCACTGCAATTTTATTTGCTGTCCCAATCCCATGCGCGTTCTCCTCCGCTTGCATGGTGATCGTGCGGCCCGTTCCCTTAAGTGGTTGAGCGGGCCGCTTTTGTTCTCCAAGCGAACATTAGATTTTTATTGTCGTGACTAAATCCGCGTGGTTTTCTACTTGAGAGAGAATCGCTATCGGAAACTACATCATGGCTTTACCAAAAAACTATCGCTGGATTGCTTTAGGAAAACTGACCGTCAGAAACAACGCAGCTGCACCCGATAATGCACCCGTGGTTGTCCTTGCTGATTTGATTGCAGCTCTTAGGGATATCGAAGGCGTTGCAGAAGGTCGCCGAAGCTACCTCAACGATGATCGCAGGATGTGGTGTAGCCCCGTGGCAGAAGATGACGATTTCTTCCACTTGCTTGTTCACGTGGGTGACAAAAACATCAGTGACGTGTCATTTGTAGATTTTGATACTGGCAATTCGCGAGAGTCCGGCAAACTAGATAGCGAAGGAGGGCACTTTTGCTCTCACGTGCTGATCAAAAAGCAGCCTGACTCCCTTGGCCGATACTTAATTATGACCGAGAAGGTTCCAGGCGTACATCAAGCGAGCCTGAATGCTCATTTTAATTGGGCTCTCAACAAGCCCAATCAGAAGAGGTATCATTCGGTCGACGGCGTGGATAAGCCTTACAGAGGAACAACCGAGCTCGATGGTTATCAGTCGAAGACGGTAAAAGAAGCTATGACTTCGGGCACCGTGATGGATGTACAATTTGTTGGACATCAAAGCTTGATAAACGGTAGCGACGAAGACGATCTCGTTCGCGAGAAAATCAGCGAAGTCAAGTGGTCAATTGGAAAGCAACTCACAGATGATGAATCCACTGGATTGGTTCGGCGAGGAATCGATTTTCTTCGCGGCTGGACTGATGTGGAGCAGAGTAGTAGGGAGTTGCTTATCAGGGTAAAATCTGAGACCGGTCAAATCAAAACAGCGAGCGTTAGGTCCGACGCCGAAACATTAAATCAGGCGGCGGTGGAGGTTCTTGAGGGTGCGTTTCAGCTGAACGAAATGATAAGCGGCTTTGAGACTCCTTTGACTCAACGATACGTTGATCTTCGTTCTGATGTAGTCTCAAAAATGAAAGCACTCGCCGAACCTAGCTCGGGGTCTTGATGATTCAGGTGATACGAAGAGCGCTTGTTAACGCAGCGCAACTTTTCACGGCGTTCTCGTTCTTTAGGCTCAGGGGCGCAGATCTCGCCTATTTTCAGATATGGCTTCCCAGCCTGACGACAATAATTTTCTTCTCGTTATACTGGCTAACAGCCGGAACTATTTTCACGATCCAGCTTCCGTTAATCGTCAATAGCGCCACAACATTGATGGGCGTTTTAATCGGATTTTACATAGCAGCCTTGGCGGCTGTTACCAGTTTCCCTAACGAGTCTTTGAACAGCGTTATGGCTGGCGACGCGCCAAAGATCAAAGAAAAGCAAAGCAAACAGGAATTGCCGGTCACACGACGGAGATTTCTGTCAATCCTGCTTGGATATTGCGCTTTCATGTCAATTTTTATCTACGCCGTCGGCTCACTGTTCTCCTCGGTCGCACTCGTCCCGTCTGTCTATACATGGTTGCCTGCGCTTTTGACCGCACTCTGGTGGGTGTTCTACACATGGATTACGTCAAGCTTGTTAGTCGTTACGATGCTCTGTTTACATTACCTCGTCGATCGGATGCATCGAGCGTAGCGATTGATTCGTTCCAATAGCTGCTCAATGCCCAAACCCTACGGCCGCTCAGCCGAAGCCGCGCTTTACCGTCGCCTCTATCGCACAGCACGGTGGCAGCGATTGCGCGAGGCGCAGCTTGCTACCGAGCCCTTGTGTCGCTTCTGCCTGGCCATTGAGGATGTCACCGAAGCTACGGTGTGTGACCATATCGAGCCGCATCGCGGCCAGCTTGACCTGTTTTACGACCCGAGCAACCTGCAATCACTTTGCGCCCCATGCCATGACAAGTTGAAGGCTCGCATCGAGCGAGGCCAGCAGGCCGTGGTCATTGGCGTTGATGGCTATCCGGTCGAAGTCGGTGGGTAGGGGCGCCTCGAAAGTGGCCGACCTACCGGCGCAGGACCGTGAGGCCAGTACAACGCATATGCAAACACAGATTTTTGCCTAGCGCGTGCGCAAGCGCGCGTGCGCGAAGGGATTCCGCATGTCTGAGAAGAAAAGCCGTGTCGACAGCGTAGATGAGGCCATAAGGATTGCCTCGGCGGCCTCTGAGGAGATCCAGTTTCCCGAAAACGTACCGCTCGACGACGGCGACGTACCTTTTTTCAAGAATGTCATAGCTGAATACGCCCGCGCCGACTGGTCGGCGCACCAGCTTGAGATCGCCGCGATGCTTGCTCGCACGATGGCCGACCTTGTGAGGGAGCAGGACCTGCTCCGCACGGAGGGTTCGGTCGCCGTCACCGAAAAAGGCACGCCGGTCGCCAACCCACGAAAATCCGTTGTCCAAATGCACGCATCTTCCATCCTTTCGTTCCGACGATCGCTGGCGCTGCATGCGCGAGCTGTACAGGGCGAGGCGAGGGACGCAGCCAAGCGGCGAGACCAGGCCAAAGAGATCGAGGCGGGCGCGAGCGTGGATGACGAACTCCTAGCCTGATTGAGGTTTTGAATGCTTTCTGAGGCCGTGGTCGGCGCCATCAAGTGCGGCCCGATCCCGGTTCTGCGCGACTGGCGCGGACTACCGACGTCGGAGCTCACCCGCGGCGAGAAGATGTGCCGCTTCATTGAGGAATACTTGGTTGTGCCAGAGGGCGCGCTTGTCGGTCAGCCAATCAGGCTGCTGGACTTCCAGGTGGCCTTCATTCTGTCGGTCTACGACAACCCGAACGGCACGTCTCGAGCGTATTTGTCGATCGCGCGCAAGAACTCCAAGACGGCCACCATCGCTTGTCTGCTCCTAGGCCACGTTATTGGCCCTGAGGCATTTCCGAATAGCCGCATTATGTCAGGAGCGCGCTCGCGCGACCAGGCTGCAGAAGTCTTCAACTACGCCAGCAAGATGCTGATGATGTCGCCGCGCCTGAAAGGGCTGTATCGCATCGTCCCGTCCGGCAAGATGATTGTCGGCCTGCGCAAGAACGTCGTTTACCGAGCCAGCTCCGCGGAAGCCAAGAGCGCACATGGTGGTTCGCCACTGGTCGCCATCCTCGATGAGGTCGGCCAAATCAAAGGCCCGCATGACGACTTTGTCGAAGCGATCGTGACGTCGCAAGGCGCCTACGGCGACAAGGCGATGATCTTCGCTATTTCGACGCAGGCAGCGACGGACGGCGACCTTTTCTCGCGATGGCTGGACGATGCCGAGACATCAAAAGCACCACGAACGGTTTCGCACCTATACACGGCTCCGGCTGATTGCGACGTCCTCGACGAGGAAGCGTGGAAGGCGGCAAACCCTGCGCTTGGCAAGTTCAAGTCCGTTTCATCGGTTCGCGACGACGCGCAGCGCGCGGCACGTATGCCGACCGAAGAGGCCAGTTTTCGCTGGCTCCATCTCAACCAAAGGATCGACGCCAATGCTCCGTTTGTGTCGCCGGCTATTTGGCGAGCGTGCAACGCTCGAGTTGTGGACTTTGATGGTCTCCCTGTCTTTGGTGGGCTCGACCTTTCTGAGGTGAGCGACCTGACTGCTCTGGTGCTGATGGCGCCGAAAGAGCAGGGCGGAAAGACCATCTGGCACGTGAAGCCGACGTTCTGGCTGCCCGGCGACGGGATTCGGGCGAAGGCAAAGGCCGACCGTGTGCCTTACGATGTCTGGCACAAGGACGAGTATCTTGAGGCCGCCCCAGGTAGAACCGTCGACTACGAGTTCGTTGCGTATTACCTGCGCGACCGGTTCGAAGAGATGGATATCCGCAAGATCGCGTTCGACCGCTGGAATTTCAGGCACCTGAAGCCATGGCTGCAGAAGGCAGGCTTTACTGACGATCAGCTTGAAGGCGACGACGCTGTATTCCAGCCTTTTGGGCAGGGATTCCAGTCGATGTCTCCGGCTCTCCGTGAGCTAGAAAGCATCATCCTGAACGGCAATCTCGCCCACGGCGACCATCCTGTGCTGACGATGTGCATGATGAATGCAACCGTCAAGGCAGATCCTGCCGGCAATAGAAAGCTCGTCAAACATAACCGCGAACGCCGCATCGACGGCGCAGTCGCCTTGGCAATGGCAACGGCGATGGCCGGGACGTACGAGGGCGGCGATAACGGCAACCTCGACGACTTCGTCAACAACATCATCTCTGTCACCTGGTGACGGGCAACCTAGTGGTGAGGCCTGATGGGCTTTTTTGAGAGATGGGTCGGAAGGCCTATCAAGCTCACCGACGGCGAGTTCTGGCGAGGCTTTTTTGGCCTCGGCACCACGTCCGGGGAGACGGTCACAATTGAGAGTGCGCTTTCGCTTGATGCGGTTTGGGCGTGCGTAAACCTTGTGCAGAACGCGGCCGGCACGCTTCCTTGCATAGTTTACGGCGAGGATGGCGTGACGGTCGACAAGAACGCTCCACTTTACGAGCTTCTGCACGACATGCCGAACATGGACGACACGGCGCCAGAATTCTGGTCGATGGCAGCTATGTGCTTGCTGCTCGACGGCAACTTCTTCGCGGAAAAGAAAATGAACGGCGAGCGCCTCGTGGCGCTCAATCCGCTTCACCCCTTGAGCGTCGATGTGTGCAGGTCGAAAGACGGTCGCAACACGCGTTACTACGAGGTGACGGAAGACGGCAAAAAGCGCCGAGTGCCCGAAGGCAAGATGTTTCACGTCCGCGGCGTCAGGCTGCCTGGCTGTGATCGAGGCATGTCGCCGATTGGCGTTGTGCGCAATACAGTCGGGAGCGCATTGGCAGGCGAGAAGGTCGCTGGCCGGATGTTCAAGAACGGCTTGCTTTCTTCGCTCATCGTCAGCTCGGACCAAATTTTGAAGCCTGAGCAGCGCAAGCAGATCTCCGACACGCTGACGCAGTTCGCCGGCGCCGAGAAGGCTGGCGGGGTGACGGTATTGGAAGCCGGCTTCAAGCCGTATCCAATGTCTATCAACCCCAAGGATGCGCAATTCCTTGAGGCGCGACAGTACAGCGTCGAGCAGATCTGCCGCATCTTCGGTGTGCCCCCCGTCATGATCGGGCACGCCGCTAACGGAACCACGACCTGGGGCAGCGGCATCGAGCAGTTGATCCTGCAATTCACCAAGACCTGCATGCGGCCGATGCTCAAGCGCATCGAAGCGGCGATTTATCGCGACTTGCTGGACGTAAAGACCAGGAAGACCACGAAGGTGAAATTCAACATGGAAGAACTATTGCGCGGCGACAGCACGGCGCGGGCAGAATTCCTGTCGAAGATGGTCACGAACGGCATTTACCTCGTCGATGAGGCTCGTTCTTACGAAGACAAGGCGCCAGTCGACGGCGGCAACAAGGCCATCGTTAATGGTACGATGACGCGCCTCGATACGCTCGGCAAGACCGAAACTCCGGCGCCAACGCCAGCAGCGCGCGCTGCATAAGGGAAAATCATGAAGTTTGAACACCTGATTTCGGCCTTTTTGGCCGAACCTTGGGCTATTCAGCGCGAAAAACTGGGCGTTTTGGCTGATGTTTTGGTGGCGCGGGCCGAAGGTGAGAAGCTGTTTTCGTCTGAGTTCGCGGCATCAATCGACGATGCCCGAGCCAAGGAAATCGCCGAAACCAGCGGCAGCGTCGCCGTAATCCCGGTTTATGGGGTTCTGGCTGACAAAATGGACCTGTTTTCCGCGATGAGCGGCGGCACTTCATACGCTGGGATCAAGAGAGCGCTGCATAAGGCGCTTTCGAACGAGGATATCAAGGCCGTCGTGCTCGACATCGACAGCCCCGGCGGCACGGTGCCAGGCACAGACGAGCTTGCGACCGAAATTCGCAAGCTGCGCGGCGGCGAAAAGCCGATCATTGCGCAGGTCAACAGTCTTGCCGCAAGCGCTGCTTACTGGATCGCAGCTTCGACCGACGAGATCGCTGTCACGCCGTCTGGACGCGCCGGTTCGATCGGCGTTTACACGGCGCACGACGACATGTCTGCCGCCCTTGAGCAGCGAGGCATCAAGCGCACGTACATTTCGGCCGGCAAGCACAAGGTTGAAGGCAACGAGACCGAACCGCTCGGCAAGGACACGCTAGCCCATGTCCAGGATGGCGTGAACCGGTCCTACAATCGCTTCGTCTCGTCCGTTGCCGAAGGGCGCGGCGTGACCGTCAGCAAGGTTGAGGACAACTATGGTCAGGGCCGCGTGTTCTACGCAGAAGCTCTAATTGACCGCGGCATGGTCGACCGCATTGCGACGCTCGATGAGACTTTGGCCCGCTACGGCGCCGACGTCGAGCCTGCGCATGTGAGACGTATCAAGGCCGCGAACGCCGCAAAGGCTGAGGCCGCACAAACGCTGGTCGAGAAGATGTCCGCCGGCGAGCAAATCACAAAACGCGAGTTCGAAAACGGCATCAGGGGACTGATGGGGTTGTCGGGCTCTGAGGCAGAGCGGGCCGCTCGGCTCTACCTCAAGGATGGTCAGGGGGCTCCTGACGTCGAGACGGATGCTGCTGCTTTGGCAGCCATTGACCGGCTTATCGCCGAAGCAAAATCACCACTCATTCGATAAAGGAGCCACACATGGCTGATAATCAACTTGCTGATAAGATCGGCGAGCTCGGTACTTCGCTTGCGTCCATAAAGGAGCAGGTTGGCAATCTTGCAACCGACTTCACTTCGAAGCTTGCCACGAACGGCGAAGTTTCCGCTGAACTGAAGGAAAAGACCGACAAGGCTTTGTCCGAGCTCGGCGACGTTACGACCCGCCTCGGCGACCTTGAAAAGCGCGCCGCTCGCGAACGAGATGGCGGCGATCCCGACGAAAAATCGTTAGGTGATATCGTTGTCGAAGCCGCTGGCGCCCAGTCGTTTGACTCTTCATATCGCGGCATGATCAAGGTGAAGGCTGATCGCGCCGCCATTACCTCTGCCAATACCACTGTCGGCGCCGGCCGCTCGCAGGGTACCTCTCTGGTTCCCGGCGCGCGCGTTCCTGGCATCTTTGGTTTGCCTGAGCGCCAGCTGACCATCCGCGACTTGGTGATGCCAGGTCAGACGTCTTCAAGCACAATCGAATACGTGAAGGAAACTGGCTTCACTAACAACGCTGCTCCAGTCGCCGAAACGACCGCCAAGCCCTACTCGGACCTGACGTTTGACATGACGTCGTCGCCGGTCCGCGTGCTGGCCCATCTCTTCAAGGCTTCCCGCCAGATCCTCGACGACGCACCTGCGCTTCGCTCCTACATCGACGGCCGCGCTCGTTACGGTCTTCGTTTCGTCGAGGAAAACCAGCTGCTGAATGGCTCTGGCACCGGTCAGAATCTTCATGGTCTTGTTCCCCAGGCGACCGTGTTCAACCCAGCGTTCGCTGCCGAGGACGAAACGGCAATCGACCGTCTCCGTCTGGCTGTTCTGCAGGTCGTTCTCGCCGAATATCCGGCGACCGCGTTCGTTCTGAACCCGATCGACTGGGCGAAGATCGAGCTGACCAAGGACGCCGGCGGCAACTACATCATCGGCAATCCGCAGGGCTCGCTCACTCCGACGCTCTGGAACCTGCCGGTTGTTTCGACGCAGGCAATGTCCGCAGGCGAGTTCCTCACCGGCGCGTTCAGCTTCGCAGCTCAGATCTTCGACCGTATGGACATTGAGGTCCTGCTTTCCAGCGAGAACGTCGACGACTTTGAGAAGAATCTCTTCACGATTCGAGCCGAGGAGCGCCTGGCGTTCGCAGTGTATCGCCCTGAAAGCTTCGTCACTGGAGATGTCGAAGGCGCGTAATTGACCTAAGGGGAGCTTCGGCTCCCCTTTCCTTAGGGAGACGACATGACCGATTTTCTAGAAGTGAAGGCCAAACGCACGTTCGCGGTTGGCAAGGAACTGAAGACCAAAAAGAGCGATCCGTTCAAGGTTGAGGCCGGCGAGGCAAAGCAGCTTGATGAGCTAGGCCTCGTCGAGATTTTGGGCGAGGCGCAGGCCGCCGCTGAAGACGGCGCCGCGGATGAAGCCGATGACAAGCCGGTGATCTCCTCTGCTCGCTCAACGAAGAAGAAGGACAAACCCGATGCTGTCAACGAAGGTTCGTAAGCGCAGGGTTGCGTCCTATATCGGCGCCGGTATCGTCAACGGTATAGGCTTGCCGGTGAATTCTGCTGCACCCGCAATCACGGGCACGGCGCAGGTTGGCCAGACGCTGACGTCGACAACAGGCACGTGGTCCGGCTCGCCGACTTACGCTCGCCAGTGGTTTGCTGCTGGCGTCGCGATTTCTGGCGCTACTGCCGCGACTTACGTTCCCGTTGTGGGTGACGTTGGTAAGGCCATCACGGTCCGCGTCACGGCCACGAATGACAAGGGCAGCGTGCCAGTCACAAGCGCGCCGACGGCCGCAGTAGTGGCGGCCTGATATGTCGATCGTCGATCTCGAAACAGTAAAGAAGCATCTCCGTGTCTTTCATGAAGATGAAGATACGGAGATCGGCCTCTATCGGGACGCTGCTGAAAGCATCGTTACGCAGCATCTTGATCGCGAAGTCGTAGCTGCCGGTGAAACGCCTACGGCTGCTGATGGCATTGAAGCAACGCCCGCAATCGTGTCGGCGATCCTTCTCGTTACCGGCGATCTCTACGAGGTGCGTGAGCCTGACCCAAAGGCAACGGGCGACGCAGTCCTTCCGCGCGCTGTGCGGATGCTTCTGGCTCCGTGGCGTGTCTGGCGAACAGTGGCAGACGACTATGTGGCTCCGCTTCCTTGAACCCTTCGACTGGCGACAGCCAGGGTTCACCATCGCTTACAAGCCCGGCCTTTACAACGTGACGCGCAAGTGCGCCGCAGCTGCGATAGCGGCTAATGCCGCCGAACCCACCAAGGATCGACCGAATGCCAAAACGCAAGAGGGCGGGCGCAGGCTCGCTGAGTGAGCGCATCGGCTTTGAGGCCGAGGTTGAGGGCGATGATGGGTATGGTGGGAACATTATAGGATGGAATGAGGCCTTCGTTGAGCCTGCTCGCCTTGAACCGCGTGTTGGGAATGAAGAAATCATAGCCAGCCGCCTTCAGGGTATCCAGCCATACACCATGACTATTCGCAGCAACGAGCGCACGCGCACCATTACGCCGGCTTGGCGGGCGCGGAACAAGCGCACCGGCGTGGTCTACGCGATCAAGGCTGCGGTCAACATCGACGAGCGCAATCAGTGGATCGAACTGCTTGTGGTGCAGGGGGAGGCGTCGTGATCAAGGCAAAGGTTCTGGGCCGAGAGGCGCTGACGAAAAAGCTAAATCAAGTCGCTCCGCTTGCCAACAAGTACGCCGCCGAAGCGAAACTTCAGATCGCTACCGAAGCCGCCGACAAAATCTCCGACCGAGCGCCAATAAGTAACAGCGCCACAGCTGGCGACTACGCTGCCTCGATACAAGGCGGCAAGATTTCTGACCGGCCGAGCGCGAAGGCGCTAGTCGGTGCAACGGCCAGCAAAGATCCGGATGCGACAGGCGTTTTCGCCGCGTGGATCTGGCACTTTTTGGAGTTCGGAACTCGGCCGCATAACGTTGCGAAGGGTGGCGGTACGGTTGCCGGCAAGAAACAGGCGGCAGGCGCAAAGATGCACCCTGGCACGCGGGCGCAACCGCATTTTTTCCCGACATGGCGCGCGTTCAGGGCTAAGGCGAAAAAGCGGATCAACGACGCTGTCTGGCGAGGGGTGAGGGAGGCCATGAAAAAGTAATGGCTAACCCAGATCTAGAATTGCAGGGCGCCATCGTTGCCAGGCTGAAGGCGCGAGCTGGTCTGACGGGGAAGGTGGGCCAAAGGATTTACGACAGACCGCCGACCAACGCACCGTTTCCCTACGTCGAATACGGCGAAAGCCAAGTCATCAGAGATGATGTCGACTGTCTGAAATCGAACCTCATCTATGTGACGATCCATGTTTGGTCGCAATACTCCGGCGGCTTCAAGGAGCTCAAGGAAATCATTCACGAGGTAGTCGAGGCTCTGGATGAGGCGCCCCTAGTGCTGCCCTCGCATCGATTGATATCGATCACGCGGCAGGACACCCGTCATTTCAAAGACCCGGACGAAGTCACGACCCACGGTGTCGTCGAGTTTGTCGCGCGCGTCGAAACACCGGCCTGACGGCCACCAACCCCTAGTTTTGAGGTTTACAAATGGCCGACGGTCAACAGATTGGTCGTACGCTGCTCATCCAGATCGGTGACGGCGAAACTCCAGAAGTCTTTTCGAATTTGTGCGGTCTGACGACCCGCAGCTTCAACATGTCCGCAAATGAGGTCGACACGACCATCACGGACTGCGTGAACCCGGAGAACACGCCGCAGAAAACAGCAGAACCGGGCATCAAGAACCGCACGTTCTCTGGTTCCGGCAAGTTCGTTAAGAGCGCTTCGAACACCGCGTTCATGACGCACGTCAACGATGCTACGAAGTTCAACGCCAAGGTGATCGTGCCTGGCCTCGGTACTTACACCGGCCCGTGGTTCGTTTCTGAATTCGAGTTCAGCGGCGAAATGGAAGGCAACATGGAATTTACGGCCACGTTCGTCGCCGCTGGCGTTCTGACATTCGTTGCGGAGGTGTAATTTGGCTGATGCTCAAAAGCCCTTTCCGTTGGAAGTGAACGGAGCTCGCGGGGAGGTCGGCCTTTGGGTCGGCAAGGAACCGCTGGTTATCGTCGCGGAGATGGGTGGACTTGCCGCCGTGTCTACTCGCTTGTCGTGCAAGAGCATGTCTGATTTGTTTCTTCGCCTATCCGGCGTAGAGCCGGCCGCCACAGTGGCTGCGCTCGATCTGCTTGCGGTGCGAGGGGACAAGGTGAAGGCTATCGGCGCATTGAAACTGAAGCACTTCGGCGTTGTTGCTAAAGCAATTTCTGAGGCCTTATCCCATCATTTTGATGAGGAAGACGAGGGAAACGGGGCAGCCGCTTAAAAGGCGGCGTAGAAGAACCTTTCCCATGGCGCGACTGGCAAAAAATTGCATTCGGCGGCCTTAGCTGGACGCCGGCAGCATTCTGGTCGTCTAGCTTGACCGAGTTCACCCTCGCGGTGAAAGGCAAGGCCGAGGCAAACGGAGCCAAGAAGTCTGTCGCTCCACCATCTGACGAAGAGATGGATGAGTTGATCAAGAGGTATGGTGGTTGATCAGCGCTCAGCAGCAAGCTGCTGCTTGTAAGTGATGTAGCCGTTTTGACGGCACCAGTCGCGCAGGCGTTTTGCGTCGCCGAGTTGCCACGCATAAAGCGGGCTCAAGCTCTCCTTGCAACGAGCTACCTTGACCATCTCAGCGTCCCCCGCGGTGGGGATGCTGGGTGGCGTCCGCACTTGGGCGCTGACGCTATTCTCCAAGGCCAATAGCAGTGCCGCCGCCGCAACTCCAGAATGCAAATATTTCAACATATCCATCCTTTTCGGCTCGCCAATGGCGGGCTTTTTCACGTTAGGACACCGACTTGGCCGGTAACAACAGTGATGATCTGATTATCTCAATCAGCACCGACCTTGCAACCGTAAAGCGTGCGCTAAATCGGCTGGTGTCGGACGTAGGCGCGGCATCCAACGGCATCGAGAAACGTTTTGCCGCAACTGGAAAGTCGATCAACAATTCACTCACCACTTCGATGCAGGATCGCATCAACAGCATGGTGGGCATCGGTACGACGGCAGCAAAAGAATGGAACGGAGTTCTCGCGGATCAGCAGAAAGAGCTTGATCGCCTCCGCGCCAAATACAGCCCGTTGTTCGCAACAATTTCGAATTATAAGAGCGCGGTCGCCGAAATTCGGCAGGCCCATGCCGCCGGCGCAATTTCCGCCAACGAGATGGCGTCTGCGATTCAGAGGGAGCGACAGGCGGCACTTGCGTCGACCGCGGCCATTAAGGGTCGCAACGCCGCGCTGAAGGCTACGGTCACGACGAGTAGCGGCAACAGCTTCAATACCGCAAACATTGCCGCTCAGTTCCAGGACATCGGCGTGACCGCAGCGATGGGGATGTCTCCCATCCAGATCGCCCTGCAGCAGGGCACCCAGCTTTCGGCCGTCCTGCAGCAGATAAAGGATAGCGGGCAGGGGGTTGGCAAGGGGCTCGCCACCGCTTTCGGGCAACTTGTTTCGCCCCTTTCGCTGGTGACGATCGGCACTATTGCCGCCGGAACTGCAGCGCTCCAGTACTTCTACAATGTGATGACCGAGGGTGATAAGTCCGCCGAGGTTCTCAAGGAGCAAGCGGCGCTCATATCGTCTGTCGCCGAGCGCTGGGGTGACGCGATCCCGGCGCTTCGCGAGTATGCTGACGAACTAAAGCGAGCGCAAAATGTCGCCGACCTCAAAGAAGGCGCGGAGATCGTTAATGCGAAGACCCTGGAAGGCGTCAGGGCGGAAGTTGATAAGGCAGTTGTTTCATTCGCTGATTTGCTCGACCTGCTAAGACTGGCGGGCGAAAAGGCCGAAACGATTACTAACCTCCAGGTGGCGTTCGATAAATTTGCCGGCTCCGCGGAAGAAGGAAAAGTTCAGACCGAAGAAGTTAAGCGCGTGCAAGACGCGCTGGTGGCCGCAATTAACGGCACTGGTCTGCAAGCCGCATCGGACTTTGCTGACAGGTTTAACCATCTGGCCGCTGCCGCACTCGTTGCTGCTGGCAACGTCCAAAAGGTCAACGATGCCACGTCAAGAATGACTGACATCACAACCTGGCGCAGCTACAATCCCAACAGCGGGAAGCTGGAGACCAACGCCGACCCTTGGGCGGACAACATTCAGAATCCTGGTTTTATGACGCCAGAGTTCGGACCCACGCCAGAACGGCGCCCGTCCGATCTGGACACGGACAAAAACAGAGGGTTCGGCACACCGAAGCGGGCAAGGGCTCCGCAAAAGACTGCATCCGACCGCTTCGCCGAAGATCTTCAGGCTGTTCGAGACAGGACTGAGGCGCTGCGCCAGGAGATGAACCTTATTGGGCTGTCCAATGAGGCTCAAGTTAAGCGCCGTACAGCGCTAGACCTGGAGCAGAAGGCGCTGGCCGACCTGCGCGAAGAGGCGCGCAAGAAGGGCGAAAAAGACCTGGAAAGCATCAAGCTTTCGCCCGACAAGATTGCTGCAATCGAGCAGGAGTCTGCTGCATATGCGCGGCAATCTGAGGCGCTTAGAAAAGCGCAAGAGGAACAGCAGAAGCTGAATGAGTGGAACAACGTCGCGAGAGACGCAACGCGCGGATTCATCGACGATTTGATCCATGGCGAGAGTGCCGCGGATGCATTTGCTGGTGCGCTCAGCCGCATTGCAGATGCACTCCTGGACGATGTGCTCAACAGCATCTTCAAGGTCAACAACGCTGCCGGCGGCGGTTTCCTGAGCGGCCTTTTCAGCCTGTTTGGCGGCGGCGGTAGGGGCGGCTTCCCTTCGACACCTGGCGGCCTTTATTCAGACGGTGGATACACCGGCGACGGCGGCAAGTATCAGCCTGCTGGCGTCGTGCATAAAGGCGAATACGTCTTCGACCAGGCGGCAGTCAAAGCTGCCGGTGGTCCTGCGGCTATGGAGGCCATGCGCCGCAATCTCAAAGGCTACGCCAACGGCGGCCCGGTCGGGATTTCGGTTCCGAGTGTGCCGACTTTGCGATCCATGTCCGCGCAATCTGCCGGTGTCGTCGTCAACTTCAATCCAGTCGTCGACAACCGCGGCGCGTCTGTTGAAGCCGTCGCTAGACAGGAAAAGGCGTTGGCCAAGATGCAGGGCGAGCTGCAGAGCCGTGTTGAGGCAGCGGTTCGGTCGGCTCAGAAACGAAACGTGAAGTTGGGGTGAGGAATGACAATCACATATCCGCTCCCAACTTCGTTTCTCGACGAGTTTCCAGGCTGGTCGACCGAGTTCAATCTGCTCTGGCGACAGGAGCAATCGCGCACCGCTGGCGGCCGAACGGTCGTCAAGGACATGGGCTCGCCTCTCTGGCAGATGACGGCGCAGTCACGATCGATGAAGCCGAACGAACTGGACTACTGGCGCGCGCGGCTCACGAGCTTGGAAAACGGGCTTAAGACGTTCCGCGCATTCCCGAAGTCGCGCTGTTTCCCGGTCGCTTATCCGAACGGTAGCTGGCCAACGGGCGGCGCATTCGCCGGGGTGGGGCAGGTGGCTACGATTGCGAGTAACCGCAAGGCAATCTCGCTGTCAGGCCTTCCCGCTGGCTACAAAGTCACAGTGGGCGATTACATCCAGATCGGCGACAAAGACCTTCACATGGTTTTGGAGCCCATGACGGCCAGTGGCAGCGGCGTGACGACGCAGTTTGAGGTCCGCCCGCATCTGTGGCCGGGGGTGGTGGCGCCTGTCGCCGCCACGCTGGTCAAGCCTTCCTGCATCATGGCGATTGTGCCGGGTTCGATTTCGACAACTGCCGACATGGCCACTGGTCGCGGCACGGTCACGTTTCAGGCGATTGAGGCCCGGTAGTCATTGAAGCTTTACGCCAAAATGTGCGGCAATCATCTTCGATTCCCGCGTGCCCTTGGCAACTTCACGATCAACGCACGTCGCGTACTGCTCGGTGCCCTTCTTGTCACGGCAAGAGCGTTCAGCGTTCCTGTTGACTGCTTTTCTCCAATCGAACGGCTCTGACTTTACGATCGGCCCTTGTTGGCAGGCAGTCAGGTATGCGGCCGATAGCGCGACGATTAAGTACTTCATGAAATCCCCCAGTGACGGCGGGATTATGCTCAACTTTAAGTCTGTGTCTAGGCCGCTTCAGTGGCTTCGCTGCCGCTAAGTCCCATGGGAAATCAATGAGAAACATATCAGCAGAAAACCTTGCTGCGCTTGAGGCGCGGCAACTGGTGGCGCGTGACTTCCTCTGGTTTGTTGCGCGCGATCGAGCGACTGGTGCGCCGGTTACGGACGGCATGTGGTCTGACGTCGGAAACGTCACCGCTGCCATTGTTCACCCAGATACAGGCTTGCCCGTCACTCGTGACTGGTATGGCTCCGGCACGCTGGTGCAGATCGATGACATTCCGCTCGTCGCTAATCTGTCGGTCCAGAACGTCAATATTCGCCTGTCTCAGGTCAGCGAACACGTTGAGACCTTGGTGCGGCAGTATGATTGCCGTCAGGCTCGCGTCGAGATTTACCGAGGCCTGTTCGATCCGGACAGTCGCCAGATGGTGGCGCCGGCCGAATGCCGCTTCGTTGGCTTCGTGGATACCATCACGATCAACACGCCTTCCGAGAATGAGGAAGGCAGCGTGACGATGGTTTGCGCGAGCCACACGCAGGAAATGACGCGGTCGAACCCGTCGACGCGCAGTCACGCCACGCAGGTTCTTCGACAGGCGGGTGATGCTTTCTACACCGACGCTGATACCTCGTCTGAGTGGGAGTTCTTCTGGGGCTCTGAGAAGGGCAAGGTCGCGACCGAGCCGAAGAAGCGCAAGAAGTTTCTCGGGATATTCTGATGGATGTTCGCTTCGCTACTGTCGAGGATCGCGACCGCGTCGTTGCGCTCCTTCGTGAAAGCCATGAGGCCGCAGGCTTCACCTTTCCATTCCAGGCGGCATATGCCGATCGCTTGTTTCAGCAGCATATGGCGTCGCCGATGGCTTGCGTTCTTGTCGCTGGATCTCGGGCTCATGGTGTGCTGATGGCTTGCGCTTCCGAACACCCGTTCGGCGCTGGTCGCATTGCCAAGGAAACCGTCTGGTACGTGACGCCAGAAGCACGGGGCCGAGGCGCAGTCAAGATGCTCGATAGCTATGAGGCGTGGGCGCGCTCAGTCGGTTGCGTCTCCGCTGGCATGGCATCGCTGTCGACCAATGACGTCTCCAGTCTCTACGAGCGGCGCGGCTACAGCGCTGTTGAAACACACTTCATGAAGCCGCTCTAGCGGCCGCGCGCATCGCGCATCCCAAGGAAAATCGATGGCTATTTTCACGGCGATTGCTTCCGTTTTTACGGCCGTGTCTGGATTTATCGGCGGCCTTGGCGCTGTCGGCGCATTCCTGCTGAAGACAGCCGTGGGCGTCGGCCTAAGCCTCCTGGCGCAATCGCTCGCCGGCAAGCCAAAAGATCCAACGTTCTCCATCAACGGCACGCTACAGGGCGGCGGCGACGTTCCACGCTCTTTCATTCTGGGGCGCACCGCGACCGCTGGCTCCCTCGTGTTCGTCAACACCTGGGGCAATGACGGCGACACGCCGAACGCCTACCTGACGCAGGTCATCGCGCTGTCGGATTTGCCTGTGCGTGGCCTTGCCGAGGTCTGGGTCAACGGCGAGCGCGTCACTCTCGGCGGTCTGACGGATCGCGGTTACGCGGTCAACGAATATGCGGACAGCCTCTGGATCAAGTTTTACGACGGCACGCAGACGACGGCTGACAGCTTCCTGTTTACGTCTGTGTCGAATGGCAACAGGTGGTGGAACCCGGATCGCATCGGGCGCGGCGTTGCTTATGCCATCGTCACGGCTCGCGTCTCGAAGAACATGTTTTCTGGCGTGCCGTCCTTCAAGTTCGTTCTTGAGGGGCTGCGCCTCTACGATATCTCCCGCGACAGCACGCAAGGCGGCGTTGGTCCGCAGCGCTTTGCCGATCCGGCGACGTGGGGAGGCGACGGTGATTTCCTGCCTGCCGTCCAGATCTACAATTTGCTGCGCGGCATCACCTATAACGGCCAATGGTTCTATGGTCTGCAGAACATGGCCGCCGCTCGCCTGCCTGCTGCAGCGTGGATTGCGCAGATCGAGAAGCATCGCGCCGGTATCCAGGAGTCGACCGGTTGGGTGAACACATACCGCAGCGGCGGCGAGATACAGGTCGATGCACCGCTGACCTCCGCCGTCGAGGCATTGCTGACGGCGTGCCAAGGCCGGATTTCGGAAGTCGGCGGCGTCTACTATCTTCACTCGGGTGCACCGGGTGCGCCGGTCATAAACTTCACCGACGATGATATCCTGTCGACGGAGGAGCAGGAGTTTACCCCGTTCCTTGGCCTCGCCGACACCATCAACGGCATTTCCGCCAACTACCCTTCGCCGGCCGACGGTTGGGTCGCCAAGACAGCACCACCGCTCTACCGGCCGGACTTTGAGGCGAGCGACGGTAACCGCCGCCTGATGGCCGACGTCGATCTGAACTTCGTTCCTTACCCAGAGCAGGTTCAGCGGCTGATGAAATCGGCGCTTGAGGAGGCTCGACGCTTCCGTAGGCACACGATTGTCCTGCCGCCAAAGTTCTGGGCCTACGCAACGCCGGGAACGGTGTTTTCGTGGACATCCGATCGCAATGGCTACGATGCAAAGCTGATGCGGATCGACGGGGTTGCCGATCGCGCCAACCTCGATGTGATGATCGATATCACTGAGGTTGATCCCGCCGATTACGACTGGAGCAGCGATACTGAGTTCAAGCCGCCGGTTGACGGACAGCTAGGCGTCATTCGCCCGACGCCGCAGCCGATCATCGAGTGGTATGCAGAGCCAGCGACGGTGAAAGACAGCACTGGTCAGGATCGTCGACCAGCAATCCGCATCACGTGGGATAACAGCGACGGCCGCCTCGATGATGTCATTGGCATCGAATACGAGGTGCGACTGCAGGCAACGCTTGAGCGCGTCACTGAAGGCCGGACAGATCAGCCGCAAGTCGGCTCGATGCTCATCTCGCAGGGCCTGTTGCCGAACGAGAGCTATGTTGTCCGTGGGCGTTATATCCCCGGCGGTGACAGGCCCGTGCTTTGGTCGGGCTTCATTCCGGTCATCACGCCGAACGTGCTGCTGTCGGATGCTGACGTTTATGTCGACATCGACCTCACAGGCGTTGAGGATATGCTTGGCTGGCTGCGTGACAGCACCAGAACGGCGCAGGATGCCATTGACGGCCTGATCGCTGCCCAGATGGAAATGGCAGCGGTTGCCTACAAAGACACCCGCAATCTTGCGAGAGGGCTGTCTGTCGAACTCGGCGCGGCGCGAGCCGAATATAAAGAAGAGATCCAGCTTGCCGTCAACCAGACCATGGCCGTCGCCGGCAAGGTCGAAACGCTGACGGCGGCGCTGGGCGGCAACTCGGCATCCATCAACATCGCCTGGGCGGCTGTAGCTGCTCCATCGGGGTACGCGGCGCGTTATGGGATTATTGCTGCGGTCAATGACGAGCAGTACCGATCTGCATCGTTCCTCATGGACGTGCCTGCAAATCCGGCGTTGCCGACGCGTGTCTTGATTAGGGCAGGGCAGTTTCTGGTGTTCAGCGACGACATGGCGAGTTCGAAACAGCCGCTCGTGTTCCAGAATGGCGAGCTCACGCTGAACGTCGCCAATATCGGGACCGTCAACAGCGGCATCATCAACAGCCTTAACGGCAAGATGACCATCAACCTCAACAACGGCACAATGGTGATACGTTCGTGACGCAGACACTGATTGGCATCGATAGTACGGGTACAGGGTGCCTGAAGATAACCAAGGGCAACCTGGACCCCATCACCACGCCTGACTCAGATGCCGGCGCCTTCCTCTATAACTCGAAGTTCTCGGTCAATCCTACTATCAACAGCTACACGCGTGAGCCCTTTCGCGGCGGCGAATACAACTATCCTCCTGGCTCTTCGCCGCAGACGGCGACGTTTCGATCATGGCAGAGAAACACGTCGTTCGCGGTGGATGACGTCTTTTACACACGGTTCAATTTCCCGTCTCTGAACTACGATTTCCCGCTGTTCTCGGTGCTGCAGCGAAACGTAGCAGACGGATATTATGACTTCGGCGGCGTCATCACCACGACGAACGGATATCAGAACACAGGGATTCGAACGGCCACCAAGCCATACCGTGTGAATGGCGTCTTCGGCTGGAAGCAGAACGCGCAACTGAACTCGATTTATCAGGCCGATCTCACCTATTCGAATGTCCTGGATTTTGTGAATACCTACGACGCCTCGGAAGGCTCGTCGTCGATCTACAGCTACCTGACGAATGATCTGCTCATCTGGAACCTGCCGGGGGACGGAGCCGGGATTATCGATGCGCCGGCGCTGTCGCCCGTCCCCGGCATGAAAGCGATTTCGCTGACGTCGGCAGGCCTCAGGGTTGCCAAGCCTGGCTATGATGTTGGCACCGCAATCGGCACGCAGCTGGCATTCGATAGCAGCCGGTCAACCTCGAAGATTGTCGCTGCCGGCGATATCGATATCCCGTCTGGGTTTTCGACCTACACGCTTCCGACATTCGTGCCAGACACGACCATCTGCGAGATCAACTTCTATCAGGGTGGTCAGGTCTTTTACCCCACCAACCCCAGAGAAACACCGATCGGCGCAAGGTGGAAGGTGCAGGGCAACCAGATCCTGTTCTCCAACGCCAACGAGGCATGCCGCGCGAGGTTCATGGTCATTGCCTTCGACGACACGCCGCCGACGTCGGGAAACAACAACGTCCTCAGGCAATTTACGGAGAATGGCCAGAACGTCGTTCAGTTCTTGAGGCCGGGAGCAGGTGACAATCCGAGCTTCGCGGACATTGTCATCGATAGCCGGTATCCGGCGATCAGGCTGCTGAGCCAAGGCTACATTGGCGTAGGTGACGGGGCGCAGGTGCATACGGTCGGGATAGATACGACCAGCTTCCACCCCATCGTTCGATATATGACCGTGCATAGCGGCTACGGTGGCGTCGCCGGCGGCACGAACAGCTTCTCCAAAAGAGTTTGCCCGCCGATCACTGCCAAAATCCGACGCGCTGCGGCGTCGGGCGGAACGGGCTGGTTCGATGCCGGCGACAGCACTTACTCGGTGATCAACAGTAATTCGGTCCAGTTCTACACGTTCAGGGGAAGCCCGGTCCTGACCTACTTCGCCACCTCCAACGATTATCAGAACGGAAAAGTCACGAACGACCCCATTCAAGGGCAGATCGAGGGCATCCGCTACTACATCTTCGGCATACCGAAATAGGATCAATCAATGTCAGCAAATAACCAGATGCAGGTTAGCGTCCTCGTCGCCCTGCAGGAAGTAGAAGTGCGCGAAGAATTCCTCAAGCAGCGCACGCTCCTGCTCGCCCAGCATGTCGCTATGCTGAAAGAGGAGCAGAAAGGCCTGCTCGACAAGATCAGCGGTCTTGAGGCCGATCTGCGCGCCGCGCGCGGTGAAATCGATGGAGCATCCGAATAATGGCTACGATCACATGGTATGGCGACGGCACGGCGACGGTCGCTGTTGGCTCTCGCACCGTGACCGGCACGAACACTGGCTGGTTGACGGAAGTTGCCGGCCTGACGCCGATCAAGGCCGGCGACAAGTTCGGTATTCACGTCGGCCGCCCGATCGTCATCGAGAAGATCATCAGCAACACAGAACTTCTGCTTGCCGATGATTGGCCTGGGCCAGCTCAGACGGACGCACCTTACAAGGTCGAGTTGACGTCGCCAACGATTGCAGCAGTTGAGGCTATGCGCCGGCTGCTGGCTTCGCTGTCGAATGGCAACCTTGAAAGCCTTTCGGAAATCACCCTTGGCACGGACGATATACCTATTGGGATCGGGCCGGGCGTCTTCGGGACTGTCAACAAGTATTCTTTGAAAGATGGTGTCCAATTCAACGTAGCAGTGCCCGATTTGGCCGGGCGTGCAGCCTATAACGGCGCGGCGGCCGGTTACCGCGTCTTGGTGGCGAACATTGGTGATGGACGCTCAGCGCTCTACATCAAGAATTCTGCGACGTCTGGCGACTGGAGCGTGCCCTACTACATCACCGGTCCTGTCGGCCCGGCTGGCATCAACCAGCGCGGCAACTACAGTGCTGGCACGGCCTACGCCATTCGCGATATTGTACAGTATGGTGGCTCAACGTGGATCGCCAAGGTTGCGACGACCGGCAATGCACCGCCGACGCTTCCGACAACTGAAAATACGCAGTGGCTGCTGTTCGCCCGTTCTGGCACTGCGGGTGTTGTCGATCGCGGAACCTATAGCGGAGCAGGGGCCTACGAGACGAATGACATCGTTCTCAATAACGGTTCGACTTGGATCGCCCTCCAGCCGACGACAGGCAATGCACCCCCCGTTTTGCCAACCGAAAGCAACGCATATTGGCGGCTGCTGGCTCGAAAGGGCACGGATGGCACGGGAACTGGTGACGTTGTTGGGCCTGCGGGCGGTGTAGCTGACAACTTCCCCGTTGCGTTCGACTCGACAACGGGCAAGCTAATTAAAGCCATCACCGGCCCGATAGCCGCGCTGCATGGTGTAACGCCTGCCACTGACAGGCTGCCATATTTCAATGGTACAACCACGGCTGCACTCGCAACATTTACATCGTTTGGCCGGTCGCTTCTTGATGACGCCGACGCGGCAACAGCTTGGGCAACGTTGGGTGCCGGGCAGTCTTTGGCCGCGAATGGTTGGCAGCGGTTGCCTAGCGGTTTGATAATTCAATGGGGAAGAACCATCGCCACCGGGGGCAATGTCGCCGCAACGTTCCCCGTGGCGTTTCCGAACGCGTGTTATGTGGTTGTTGGAAGCAACTCGACAGAAGGTCAAGACGGTGTGACGGCTTATGTGGGCTGGGCAGACGTTTGGACGGCGACAGGGTTTGCCGCTCGTGGACGCTTCATAAATACAGGCGGTATGGGGCAGGCGGCGCTCAACTTAGCTTACATAGCGATCGGAAGGTGATAAATGGACAACGAGAAAAATGATCCAGGAATTACTGGGCACGAATTGCTGATGTCCGGTGAAACTTTGCAGGATGAAATTCACCTTCCTGAGGTAATTTTGGCCACCTTCGACGACGAGGGTTTCCCCACGGGCTTTTATTCAACGCTGCTTCACGGCGACGAATTCCCAGAAGATGCCGTTGAGATCAGCAATGAGCAGTGGCTTGAATTCATCAACAATTCCGGTGTGCGCAGATGGGTTGACGGCGAGGTGGTGGAGTATGTCCCGCCATCCGTCGAAATTCCCGAGCCTGTCACCGTCGTTAACAGCGTCGATCTTTGGTCGCGCATGACAGACGAAGAGGCTGATCAGGTTGGTGCCGCGATGGATAACCAGCCGTTCCGCGTTCGCAAGATTTTCGAAAGCGCAAACACGTACAGGAGCGACCATGAACTGTGGCCGCTTCTTCAGCAGATCGTCACCACGCTCTTCGGTGAAGATAGGGCCGGTGAGATACTAGCGCCGTCGCTCTCTTGATTAGAACCTGACACCGAATCCGGCAGAGAACTGGTACTGATTGTTCTCGTAGTATCGTTGTGATGGAAGCGATCGGTATTCCGATTCAAGTCGGAGAAAGTACCTATCGAAATTGAACTCAGCACCCACTGCCGCTGAGTAAACAAACGAATTTTGGTGATCTACACTGCGGAACCTTCCGTAACTCGGACCTGTCCCACCCTCGCGCTCCTGAAAGAACGAGGCTCCCATCCCCATTTTTCCATATAGAAATGTCGATCCAATCATCGTTCCCGCCTTGACGGAGACGATCGGTGAAAACGTTTCTTTGTAGAATAGTCTGTAGGTATCCATGGGCGGGTCTGTGTACTCGAGAATCTTTTTCGCGTTGAGGTTAGCTCGAAGATTCAGCTCTGCACCGATGACGATTGGTCCATCTGTGAAATTGTATCCAGCGAACATCTGCCCGCTTGGATTCGTGAGGCGTTCGTACCACGGCGCCAATTGATCAGAAGTGCCTCCAGAAAGCGCTCCGCCAATGTAAAAGCCATCGACGTTTTGCGCAAACGCTGAGAGTGGCGACATAAGTAAGACGGCAATCGAGACAGATTTAAGCATTGGTTCCCCCATTCAGCGATGGGAGCATATTCGGTCACCGTGCGCTACTCAATTTGAAATTGCTTTTCCACGCGCAACCGCATCACCAACAGAATCAAAAGACCCGCGCAGCTCGAGGGACGGATGTGCGCGGGTCTTTAAACCATGAATTGGGGACATGGTGCTTCAGAAACGCGCCGTCCGTTCGAATGTTCCACTCCGTTTCCCGATAAGGAAATCCAATGCCAATCACCAAAATCTCCACACAGGGGAGAGCTTTCGTGCGCCTGCATGAGGGCAGCAACGAAAGGAGCCGCGAACATGGCTAGAGAAAATCTTGCCGCCTCGCTCGATCTTATGTTCGGCCACGAAGGTGGGTACGTAAACGTCAAGAGCGACCGCGGCGGCCCGACGAAATATGGCATCACACACAAGACGCTTGCCGCGCACCGCGGCGTCTCGTCTGTAACCGCATCCGAGGTCAAAGCGATGACCAAGGAAGAGGCCGAGGAAATCTATCGTCGCTCCTACTGGTCGCAGAGCGGTGGAGATCTTCTGCCAGATGGTCTCGATTACGCGGCTTTCGACTTTGGCGTGAACTCCGGTCCTGCGACGGCTGCGAAAAAGCTTCAGGCGGTCTTGCAGGCCAAGAAGGTTTATGCCGGTGCAATAGACGGACACATCGGTGAGCAGACCGTTGCTGCTGTTGCTGCGTATCCAGGCGGTGTCAAAGATCTGATCGTAGACTACTGCGAGGAGCGTATGCGCTACCTCCGCAGCCTGACGAACGCTAAGACCGGCTTCCCCGTCAACGGCAGAGGTTGGACAATCCGCGTTACCGGAGTTGACCCGCTTGGCAAGCTCAAAAAGCAGCCCGGCGTCGTAGGCAACGCTCTGAGGATGGCCAGTTCTATCGAGCCAAGACCCACTGCGACCCCAGTCGAAGCTGAGGCGAAAGCCGTGGTGCAGGATACCGGCCTCATTGAGGTTATCAAGAAGCCGGAGGCATGGGGGCCGCTTGGCGGCTTCTTGTCAGCGGCTGGTGCGATCTTCGCAGGTGCCGGTCCCATTCAGTGGGCTCTGGCGATTCTCATGATCGCTGGCGGCATTGTTGGCTTGGTCTACTTCGTCCAGCGCATCAGATCAGGAGGCTAGCATGCCGTTATTTCTCGCGAGCCTCTGGTCTCGTGTTTCTGGCTACCTCGCCGCAATCGGTACGGCGCTCGCGATCCTCGTGGGCGTCTTTTTGTATGGCCAGAGGGCAGGGCGCTCCGCGGCAAAAGACGAACAGGCCGCAGCAAATGCTAAGGCCATCAAGAAGGCCGGGGATGTCGAAAATGAAATCAGGAATCTGGATGACGCTGGCGTTGATGACGCTCTTGGCAAGTGGATGCGCGACAAGCGGTAGCTACTGCGATATCGCACGGCCGGTGCGCCCCTCTGTCGATGACCAGATGACGCCAGAAACCAAGCGGCAAATCCTCACTGAAAATGAGAAGCTCCAGAAGCTGTGCGGGGTAAAGCCATGACCGGCGCCGAGATCATGGGCGCCGTCGGTTTCTTCGTGCTGGTGTTCGGCTTTATCTTCGGTCTGTGGAAGTACGTCGACGCGAAGATCAGTGCTGCGAAGACCGAGGCGGCGGGTGCAGCAGCTGCCGCCCAGGCGCTGGCCTCGCTAGCCCGCGAGGAGCTCGCTGCGCATCGGCTACATGTCGCCGAAACCTATGTTTCTAAGTCCGGCCTGCGTGAGCAGACGGAACAGATCATGGGCGCGATCGGCGCAGTGAAGGACGCCGTCGACAAAATGACTTTGCGTGTAGATCGTATCGTCGAAAACCAGTCGAAGCCGCGGACGACGCGGTCACCTTAAGCCAAATTCCAAAGAAACGCTGCGCGGTCCTGATGGTTGTAGTGTATAATCAAAAACGCCATACTTTAGGAGATTTGAATATGGATAAATCAGTATTGCTAGCAATTGAAGATCATTTGAAGGCTGCGCTGTTGTTATCGGAAAAAGAAGATATAGCGCTACTAGTATATATGATCAGCGTAGCTTTGATGGACGTGCGAGACCGCATCGAAGGTAAAATAAAGCCGAAATAGACCACAATGAGAGCGTGTCTTTCCCAGTCACTAACCCGCTTGCCGAAAGGTGGGCGGGTTTTGTTCTATCAAAGAGAAGGCTCATTCAAGCCGCATGACCGATCTGAGCGGAATTTTCCCTATCACTACGCCATCGCCTCTGACGACCTCGAATACAGCGCCGTCGACGATTTCGTTCCTCATGATCTTCTCAGCCAGCATCTCTCTAGCCGCTAACGTAGCCTCCGCGCAGGCCCTATCATCATCCGCGAGGACGGTGCCTTCTGTATCCAGAGAAAATCCGTCCGGATCACGAACGTGGAAGAAATACCGGGGCATGATGCAAATTCCTATTTCCAACATGCCTCCTCAACCTCCCCAAAACATCATGGTTCCACAGGGATAACATCGGGAACCGTAAAGAACTCTGGTTGTTGGGTACAGAACCGTACAGAATGTCCCTTAACGCATTCGTTTCAAATTGCATGGAGAGCCGACAAAGTGGCGTCTCGATCTCGCTTAGTCCATCGAGCGGGAATACAACAAAGCGAGGACGGTTCAGTGTTACGAGCGCTTCGAGGCAAAAAGCTCGTTATCGTAGAGCAACATCTTATGCTGACTTCGGCGTGTCGATCGCTGATGGCGGACGCGGGAGCTATAGTAGGGCCGGCCGTCCGCTCGACAGGAGAGGTGCTCGACGCGTTGATGGAGGGGGGTGTTGACGCAGTAATCGTTGATATCGAGATAGACAATGAAACGCTGCTATCATTGTCGGCCATTCTAGAAGAGGCCGCCGTACCATTTATATTTGCTTCACGTGCAAGAACGAGCCGAGGGGGATATTGTATGAACGGCGATGTGGGCGAGCTTCGAAAAGCGGCGGATGCGCTTTTCGGCGTTCCGGGAATTTCCTCAACCCTTCACTGATCTTCGCTCATTTTGGAAGACTGTTCCGATAAAGTGGGTGCATCGTGGTCGTCAAACTGGATGCCAAATTCTTCGAGAGCGAGCCGTCGCATCGTCGCAAGCAGTTGGACGTCAATTGTGGAATCGTCGGCTGCTTCTGGAAACTCTTCGAGAGTTTCACGGATAGTTTTTTCAACAAGTTCGTACTGAATCTGTTCATACGAGGTGAACCGTATAGCCCAGCGGAACAAGATGCGTCGAAGCAAGCAATCTTTGAAATCTAATGGATAGGGCACGCAGTTGTCCTCCACGAAATAGGCGGGAGCACATAGTAACCCTCAGCTGCCACCGCCTACGAATTCGGATAGTGCCAGTGGACGCATTGTACCAATATACTAGCGAGAGTCGACCGATTAGATTTTGTCGATGCAGAGTTGTAGACCTTAGCCCTACGAACCCGAGCAGACCGGCCTCTCTCGCAGGCGTGACGCAGCCACCCCATAGGACAGCCGGGATGTCCGCACCAGCGACGTCTCAATGACAAATAAGATGCCCAGTGAAGCCGTGAATTTCGATGATCAAGGAAGTGGCCTCCGCAAGATCGGCGGCCGCAGGTCATCGTTTTTCCGGGAAGAACCTTATAAGCTGTGTCTTGGCAAGCGCATCTTTACTCGCCGCGTCATAGGCGATGCAGGTTTCAATATTCGTGCGCAACCCTTCAGGTACCTCTGGTCCGCCAGCTTTCAGGATCTTGTCGCCCATCGCAAGCAAAGCCGCTACTTCGACAGCGCACCCGGCCGCGGACATAATCGGTGCTCCTGAAAGTCCGAAGTGCGATTTTTCAAGGTCGCTACTCGCGGTATAAGGTGTCAAAAAATACCAGACGAGAAAGAAAGCGCACCAAAGCATCATGCTTCCGAGGACATATGCGCGCAT